GGTGCTTCGCGGCTCGCGACGTTTTTCTAGAGATAGAATTTCTCTAATCTAATTTTCAGCATGTATCCAAAAGCGTTAAACCACTATATGATGTGGTCGGAGGTGAAGATGAGCACAGGTGGAGTAAAGCTAGGATCATCCTACGATGAAGCGCGCACTCGTAAGGTCAATGCTGAGGCAGAAATTGCTGAGTTAGAGCTTGCTAAGATAAAAGGCGTCTTGGTTGTCGCTGAGGATGTAGTGAAAGCATGGGAGGATGTATTAGGAGCATTCAAGGGAAAGTTACTATCGCTTCCGTCGAAAGCGGCACCTATTGTATCAGCAGAGCTAGAAGCTGGAATGTGCCAGAAGATACTAGAAGATCTAGTGGCCGAGGCCCTGACAGAGTTATCGAACTATGACCCTAAAGTTGACGCAACAACAGCGGCAGTCATTGAGCCAGCATCTGAAGAAGGCGATGGGGACACTAAGTCCTCCGCCAAAACTAAGCGTAAGCCAGTGGGCAGACCAAAAAAGACGGCTGGACTCGCAAACAAGTAGTGAGCCTGGCACTTGGCACACGTCTCGTGCTGAGTATCAAAGGGGCATTATGGATGCTTGCTCTGACCCTTCTGTGCGTGAAGTGGTGGTTATGGCGGGAGCCCAGCTTGGTAAGTCAGAGGCTATCCTCAATGTGATTGGGTTCCACATCGAAAATGATCCTAGTCCGATTCTCGTATTGCAGCCCACTGTTGAAATGGCGCAGTCGTTCTCAAAGGATCGTATTGCGAACGGTCTTATCCGCGCTACTCCCTGTTTACGTGACAAGGTAAAAGATCCTCGCGCTAGGGATTCGGGTAACACGACTCTGCATAAAATATTCCCAGGCGGTGCTTTGACGATGGTCGGTGCCAACAGCCCAGCAGGTCTCGCCAGCAGGCCCATCAGAATAATGCTCGCAGATGAAGTTGACCGATTCCCCTTTAGTGCTGGCTCCGAAGGAGATCCAATATCGTTGGCTCGTAAGAGAACGGCTACGTTTTGGAACCGTAAGATCATAATGGTATCGACTCCTACTAACCGTGGCGCAAGTCGAATCGAGGACGCGTTCGAGCAGACTGACCAGCGTCACTATTATGTTCCTTGCAAGCACTGCGAAGAGCATCAAGTACTTAAGTGGCAGAATGTTCGCTGGACTGACTCTGATCCTGAGACAGCAGGGTACATGTGCAAGTCATGTGGCACGCTTTGGACTGATGCGGAGCGCCGATGGTCTATCCGAAACGGTCAATGGATTGCTCATGAGCCGTTCAACGGTGTTGCGGGGTTCGCTATTAACGGACTTTATAGCCCGTGGACTCCATTAGCTGATGGTGTGCGTGACTTTTTGTCTGTGCGTAAGAACCCAGAACAGCTTCGCGTGTGGACAAATACGTATCTAGGTGAGAGCTGGGAAGATCAAGGGGAGACTGTTGATGACTACTCACTGTCCACTAGAAAGGAAAGCTATAGCGGAATGGTGCCCGAAGAGGTAATCGCGCTGACTGCTGGGGTGGACGTGCAGGATAATCGACTGGAAGTCACTGTGATTGGATGGGGGCGTGATCAAGAGTCGTATGTTATCTCACATGAGGTGCTTTACGGGGATCCAAGTACTCCACAGTTGTGGGAACAGCTCGATGCGGCCATTTTTAAGCGATTTACAACTTATGATGACCGTGAATTGATGATTAGAGCCACTGCTGTCGACTCAGGTGGACACTTTACGAACTCTGTTTACCAATATGCAAAGAAAAACGTCGGCAAGAACGTATATGCCATCAAAGGTGTTGGCGGAGAGGGAAAACCTATAGCTGGTAGGCCGTCTAAGAGCAATATTGCGCGCTGCAACCTGTTTCCAGTGGGTGTAGACACTGCAAAAGACCTACTTTTTGCCCGAATGCGGATAGAAGACCCTGGTCCAGGCTATATTCACTTCCCTGATAGCCTAGAAGCAGAGTATTTCCGTCAGTTAACGGCGGAAAAGGTCATGACAAAGTTCGTTAGGGGCTATAAAAAGCGTATTTTCAAGAAGATTAGGGATAGAAACGAGGCTTTAGATTGCTTTGTATATGCTTTGGCCGCGTTATCAATCTTGAACCTTGATGTCAACTCGCTGGCAGATAAGCTCAAATTCAAGCATAATAATAGTATTAAGCCGCCTGCGGATAGCGATAAAAAGCGTAAGAAGCCGCCTTTCGTACCCCGCACAGGCACAGGGTTTGTAAATTCATGGCGATAGAGGGTTTTAAATGGCTAATCTGTTTGCCGTTGCTAATGCGCCAGAGGGCGAGCCAGAAGAAATCGTCGTAGGCGACTTTATTCAATGGAAGCGATCCGATATATCGGATGACTATCCTACGTCCACTGGTTATACAGCAGAATATGTAGCAAGAATTACTGGTGGCGGTAGTTCAGAGATAAAAATATCACAAGCCGCAGGATCGACTGACGACTACTATCTTTTCATTGCTGACAGCGCTACTACGGCCTCATTTTTGGTCGGGAAGTATCACTGGCAACTAGAAATCACGCAGACATCATCAGGCAATCGAGTTGTAGTCGATATCGGTGATTTCGAAGCCATTCCAGACATGGACAACAACCAAGCTGACCCGCGAATTCACGCTGAGGTCATGGTTGATAAAATAGAGAGCCTGCTTCAAGGCAAGGCTGATGCTGACGTTTCAAACTACTCTATTGCTGGACGCTCACTAACAAAGCTTAGTTTTACGGAGCTCACAGACGCGCGTGATTATTACAAGCGCGAAATTGTAAAGCACGAAAACGACGCTCTGTTGAAGAGGGGTAAATCCAATGGGGCAACAATTAAGGCGCGGTTCTAATGGGCATATTTGACTTTATGAGGCCAAATAAGGCCAAGAAGCCGCAACGCTTGTTAAAGCGCCAGTATGCAGGCGCTGGAACGAGTCGCTTACTTTCGGATTTTTACGATTCTAATCGTTCGGCGGATAGTGAATTACGTCCTGTTATACGGACACTTAGGAATAGATCGCGTGAGCTGTGTCGCAACAATGAATATGCAAAACGCTACCTAAACTTGATGAAGACCAATGTTGTTGGCTCTCATGGCTTTACGCTTCAAGTCAAAGCATTAGGTGGTGACGGAAATCTCGACATGTCTGGTAATCAGGCTGTTGAAGGCGCATTTAGCACTTGGGGAAGACACGGCAATTGCACGGTAGATGGCAAGATGAGCTGGGTCGACGCGCAAAAGATGGCGATTGAGTCGCTCGTTCGAGACGGTGAAGTCTTCATTCTCAAGCATCGAGGTCGTGACTATCATGACTCATTTGGAATTCAGTTTATTGAGCCAGATGAAATTGATGAAGAGAAAAATGGTCGTTTGTCTAACGGCAATGAAATACGAATGGGTGTAGAGCTTAACGCTAATAAGCGACCTGTTGCTTACTACAAGCTTGCTTACCACCCAGGCGACTATGATTACGCGTCTAAGGCTGTAACCAAGAAGCACGTTAGGATTCCTGCGGAAAACATGATCCACGTATTCATGCCTTTGCGAGCAGGTCAGACGCGAGGCGAGCCTTGGTTGACTCCTGTAATGCCCTCAATGAAGCAGTTGGGCGGGTTCCGTGAGGCTGCTGTCATCAATGCGCGTATTGGTGCGTCTAAGATGGGTTTCTTTACGTCTCCCGCAGGCGATGGCTTCAACGCTGACGACATGGATGGACACACGCCTATCATGGATGTCGAGCCAGGAACGATGCATCAGTTGCCTCAAGGTGTTTCGTTTGAGTCGTGGGACCCACAGTTCCCTAACAATGAGTTCGATTCATTCCACAAGTCAGTGCTAAAAGGCATTGCTAGTGGTTTAGGCATCTCTTATACGGCTCTGAGTAACGATCTGGAGGCGACAAGCTATAGCTCTATACGTCAGGGCGCCCTAGAGGAAAGAGACTACTACAGAGACATACAACAGCTTCTCAATGATCATTTCATCTACAAGGTTTATGAGAGTTGGTTAGAAGCCTCGCTTGAAATGCGTTCATTCAACATTGGTGAGAATCAGTACTCACGTTTCTTATCTGCTTCTAACTTCAAGGGTCGTGCGTGGAGCTGGGTAGACCCAGTTAAAGAGATGAACGCCGCCATCATGGGCATGAAGAATGGAGTTCTATCTATTCAAGATGTTGCTGCTCAGTACGGTAAGGATGTTGAGGACCTATTTGCTCAGATTCAACGTGATAAACTATTAGCTGAACAGTTTGATGTGAAGTTCGCTTTAGAGCCTTACGGAACTGATAAAGCGCAGGTAGATGCCGACATTGTCGGAGAGAGTGATGGCGAAGTATAAGGGTAAAGACATAAACACTACCCCTACTGATGGAATGGTCAGGGAGGCTCGCCGTGGATTGGAATGGCGTAAAGAACATGGTCGCGGTGGTACGGCAGTTGGCGTTGCTCGCGCAAGGGACATTAGTAATCGTACTGAGCTGTCTATTGATACTGTTCGCCGCATGCATTCTTTTTTCGCTCGTCATGCTGTTGACGCTAAAGCAAAAGGTTTTCGCCCTGGTGAAAAAGGCTATCCATCTGCTGGGCGCATTGCCCATGCTCTTTGGGGCGGCACTCCAGGTCGATCCTTCGCGGCGCGAGTGGTAAAGCAAGCTGACGCCGCTGATGAGCGGGCTATGACGGGTAGCGTGAAGAAGGCTCTCGCCAAAAAGGCAACTGATCACAATGAGAAGGTCGGCGATTCCGCGTCTAAGCGCACTAACGCTCGAACCCTTGGCGCAGTATTCAATCGTGGCGTAGGCGCTTACAAGACTAATCCAGGCTCTGTGCGTCCCTCTGTGACCTCGCCAGAGCAGTGGGCATACGCACGAGTAAACAGTTTCCTGTACGCTTTACGTAACGGAAAATTTAGAGGCGGCAAGCATGATACTGATCTGTTGCCGTCAGGGCATCCAATGTCGTCCAAAGGGCGCGATGAAAGCTTATATGAGGAGCGTGTTATGGATGAAGTAGACGTTTCGGAATTCCTAGAGGACGAGCTCCTTGAGGATGAGACCACTGAAGTGGAAGAGATAGCCGAAGAAGAGCGATCAGAGCTTGTTGAAGAGCAGGTTACTGAAGAGCGTCATGTTAAGAATGTTGTAGAGACTGATGATGAACTCATCGTGACTTTCGGCAAGGATATGACAGCAGACCAAGAAGATGAGCGAGCAGATGGCGATGAAGTAAAGCATCGCTCAATGGCTTTAGAGCGTGGCTATATCGATGAAGATAGTCGTCGCGTGAAGATGGCCATCTCATCTGAAGAACCTGTTCAGCGCTCTTTCGGCATGGAAGTACTAGAACACTCTGAGCGAGCGATTGATTTGTCGTTCCTCAGAAGCGGTCGCGCCCCGCTGCTACTGGACCACGATCCAGAGAAGCAAATTGGCGTTATTGAATCGGTTGACCTTGATGGCTCGGCACGTCGACTACGTGCGACTGTTCGCTTTGGAAGAAGTGGACTTGCTAAAGAGGCTTTCGATGACGTTACTGATGGCATTCGTGCCAATATCAGTGTCGGTTACGCCATCAATAAGATGGAGCGGGATAAAGAGAAAGACGATAGATATATCGCTCGTTCTTGGAGGCCCGTAGAAGCTAGTTTGGTGTCCATTCCTGCTGACGTGACTGTCGGTGTTGGGCGGTCTAACGAACCTTCACCCCAACCTTCAATCAAAACCAACTTTAAGGAGACTAATATGTCTGAAGTTGATCACACGGCGGTTGAGGCAGAAGCCAAGAAAACCGCACAACGCGAAGCCGCTCAAATCATGGCTTTGACCTCTAAGCACAATCTCTCAGAATTAGGACATCAGGCATTGACTGAAGGTCGTTCTTTTGCAGAAGTACAGGGTCTAGTTCTTGATAAAATCGGCACCAAGCCACTCGACACTGGAGAAATTGGCCTGTCGAAGCAAGAGAAGCGCAACTTCTCATTGATCAAAGTTGCAGAAGCACTCGCTAACCCAACTAGCAAGCGCGCACGAGAAGCAGCAGCCTTCGAATTTGAAGTGTCTGAGGCGGCTTGTAAGCAATACGGTCGTGAAGCAGAGGGCATGCTTGTACCTTTCGAGGTTCTCGCAAAGCGTGATCTCAACTCTGCTGATGAAGATGAGCTTTTCTCTGATGACTACCGCGGCGGTGAATTCATCGACGTACTGCGTAACTCATCGTCTGTAATGCAGGCGGGTGCGCGTATTCTGACAGGCTTGTCAGGTGACGTAGTTATCCCTAAGAAAGCGACAGCGGCATCTGCTGGCTGGATTTCTACCGAGGGTGGCAACGTGAGCGAGTCAGAAATGACAACAAGCTCAGTGACCATGGTCCCAAGGCATTTGGGTGCTCATACAGACATCACACGTCAATTGCGACAGCAGTCATCACTCAGTGTAGAAGCACTGGTCCGTGATGATCTGACTTCAGCAATTGCGTTGCAGATGGACTTGGGTGCGCTTCAAGGCTCTGGCTCTTCTGGTCAGCCAACAGGTATCAAGAACGTATCTGGAATCAACACTGTTGACTTCGGTACTTCTCCAGTACTTGTTCCTTCGTTCGCGAAGGTTGTTGACATGGAAACTGCGGTTGCAGAAGACAACGCTCTCTTGGGTAACCTTGCTTACATCTTGCCTGCGGCAATGTATGGCGGCTTGAAGACCACTGAGAAAGCGTCTAACACTGCGCAATTCATAGTTGAGCCTGGCGGCACCATCAACGGCTACCGTGCGATCGTATCTAACCAGTGTACTGCTGGTGATATGTTTTTCGGTAACTTTGATGACCTGCTAATTGGTATGTGGTCAGGCGTTGACCTAACCGTAGATCAGTCTGCACTTGCACTAAGCGGCGGTATTCGACTGATTGCCATCCAGACTATGGATGTTGCAGTACGTCACGCTGTTAGCTTCTGTCTCGGAAACGACGACCAGTAAGTTAGTTAGCCCGCCCTTCGGGGCGGGTTTTCTCTAAGGAGGAAGTATGAAATACGAAGTAATCAAGCAATGTTTTATTAAGGGTGAGCGTCAAAATGTCGGCGATGTAATTGATATTGACGAGAACCTAGGCAATGAGCTGTGTGGCTATGGACGTTTGGTCCCTGCTGATGAAGGCGCCCAAATAACAGATCGCTCTGTTGGCCTACCTAAGTCAAAGCCAAAAGCAAAGCCTCGTACTCGGAAGCCAAAGGCTGCACCGAAAGCTGAAGTAGAGTCTGATGGTTGAGACTAATGACTTTCGCACCATTCTTCTTGCGGATTTTGGTGTTGATGTGAATCTTACTATTGCCGCCGTTGGATCGAAGACAATTAAGGCGATCTTCGACTCGTCGCATGAACTTGCTGACGTAGGCGGCACTGTAAGTTATTCCGTGGTTCAGCCAAGGTTTACATGTAAGACCAGTGACGTGACGGGGCTTGCTGAGGATGACACAGCAGTTATAGACAGCGTCACATACAAGGTGAAAGTAATCATGCCTGATGGCACTGGCATCACCGAAGTACTCTTAGAGAAGCAATAATGGCACATATTAGAACTGCCATAAGGGATGACATAGCGACGGCTCTTACGGGTTTAACAACCACAGGGGCTAATGTATTCCCAACAAGAATTTATCCGTTAGCGGACGCTAAATTGCCAGGGTTGGCGATTTACACGATGTCGGAAGAGACCGACTATCAATCTATAAGTCCACCTCGAACGCTGCACAGGAAGCTTGAGGTTGTCGTAGAGGCATACGTAAAGGCCGTAGCAGATTACGATGACACTTTAGATACGATTTGCGCGGAGGTGGAAGAAGCGCTCTACACTGATCTGACCCGTGGTGGTCATGCTTTCGACACTCGTGTTGTAGGCTTTTCCGCAGACATATCAGATCAAGGTGATCAGCCCATGATACTTGGGAAGCTCGCCGTAGAGGTTCAGTACGCTGCGACTGAAGGTAGCCCGACTACATAGTCTGGGGTAAAATTAATTTAAATATCTCTTAGGAGAAGGAAATGGCAACATTTTTAGGGAAAGACGGCGCAGTTTATCTGGGCAATGAGGCAGACCAAGTCATAGAAGTTCGAGATTTTAGCCTTGAGACTTCTAGTGAAGTGGTTAATACAACTGTTATGGGTGACGACTGGATGACTAATGCTGCAACGCAGAAGTCATGGTCTACTAGCATTAGCTGTTACTACGACTCAGGTGACACTGATGGGCAATTAGCTTTGGATGAAGGTGACGATATTCGCGTTAACTTGTATCCAGAAGGCAAGACTACAGGCAAAAAGTATTACTACGGCAATGTCATCGTAACTGGCATCAGTCGTAGCCAATCTTTTGATGGTCTTGTTGAGATATCCTTTAGTGGCACTGGTAATGGCACCTTAGCTGAAGGCTCTGCCGCGTAATGTCTAAGCTTATCGACGTTGCGGTTTCGCACTTCAGTAATAGAGAGATTAGAGAGTTATACGTACCTGAGTGGGGTGTAACTCTCTATTCCAAAAATCTATCACTGGATGATAAAGCTCGATGGATGCGTCGATCGGATGATGATACTACCAACTACTTGGTGTATGCGGTCATCTACGGCGTGACGGATGAGAAGGGTGAAGCTGTCTTCGACGTAGGGGACAAGGTCAAGCTTAGAAACCATGTGGATCCTGATGTTTTATCGCGTGTCGCTAACTTCGTATTGGAGTCTAGCGCCTCTAACGAAGAGGAACGCGAAAAAAACTAATAGATGGCCAAGGAGAGCTAACTGAGCTTTACATGATGTATCAGCTTGCAGAGCACCTTGGTCAACCACTCTCAACAATTCTGAGCATGACTGTCGATGAATTTAGTCATTGGTTCACGTATCTTAAGATCAAGAACCAAAAGATGAAGGAAAGCTCAGATGGCAAATGAAGTCGTAACAGTTGCGCGGTTATCCGCGAAAGATGACACGACACGCGCTTTCCGAAGCGTTCAAAACAATATGCAGGCTACGCGCAAGCAAAGCCAAGCGCTGAATCAGCAGTTTCGTTTTATGCGTGGTGGCTTGGGACAAGTAGGTCACCAGGTTCAGGATATTGCTGTGCAGCTTCAGATGGGAACCAATGCAATGATCGTATTCGGTCAGCAGGGTTCTCAGATTGCGTCTCTATTCGGCCCGCAGGGGGCCATGTTAGGTGCTGTCCTTGCCGTTGGTGCGGCTATCGGCGTTTCCTTCATGGGAGACGTTAAGAAGGGTGCTGACGCACTTAAAGAGCTCAGTGAGCGAATCAAGGAAACCGCCAGAGAAACCGATGCGCTAAATCAAGTTCAACGAGCATTCTTGATGAATCAAGTGCTTGAGCAGCAAATTAAGTTGCGTAAAGAACAAGATGACAATACTGCCTCAATAGAAGCGGCGACTAAGGCTCAGACCAGAGCCAAGCGCATGATTGACATATTCAATGGCGCGCAGGCAACTGGCATTGAGTTGATTAAGTCTAGAAGCACTAGCCTCGCTGATGAGCAAAGAGTCTATGAAGCGCAAACAGAAAGTCTTACTGATCTTAATGCAAAGCAAGATGACTATGCGCGCAGGATTAAAGAGCTAAAAGGTGAGTTCCTTGCACTGCAAGTAGGCGATAACCCATACAGTGAGTTCCCTGATTTAGCGAGAGAGTCTGCTGAAGAGGCGAAAGCCTTTGCCGATCAGTTAGAGCGTCAAAACGAGCTATTCAATCAGAATGCAATAAACAAACAAATTGCTGCTTTGTATGACCAGCTAGAGGGAATGGAGCACCTTAACTCTGCTGAGAAAGAGGCCGTTAGGGCTCAGATAGAGCGTCGGCGCAGTCTGCTTGAGATGAATGCCGCGATAGAACGTGAGAACGACCTGCTTAAGAAGAGAGAAGACGCTCTCAACGATGAGTTTGGTTTATTCCTGCAAGAGCAAGAGCTGTTGGATGCCTCAACTGCTGCACTGGAGCGAAGGCTTGCAGCTCAGAAGAAACTAGAAGAGCAACAGTTTGCAAAGGCTCTTGAGGGGCTAAGACAATCGCTCTTAACTGAAGAGGAAACGCAAGCAGAGTCTTTGGCTAGGCGCAGAGAGCTTATTGACAAGGCGCTTAAGAAAGAAGGCGCCGATAAGACCATGTTGGCGATGCTCAGTATGAGACTCGCACAGGAAGAGGCAGAGTTTAGAGAGCAGGTCGAGCGTAGGAAAATGA